GTTTTACCACAAGATTGTCCCTGCGACAAGGACGATATATTACAGGAACTGAATTCTGTTTATGTTTTTCTGCTTCTGGTGGATCGTATTTCGATATCATTAAACATTTTCCTGTCAAACAATTTGTTTCTCCTTTTCCTTTCAATTTGAGTTATAGACAAAAGACTGGTCAATTTCTTAGAATGGAGGGAAGGAGTAAACCTTGTGAAACATCCAATGGTCCTGCTGTCTTTTTAGGTGGTGAATATACCTATCTATCTGACAATACATTTAATGGACTGTGTGGTGCAACACTAATAAGCAAAGGTGCTGAATGTGTTATTGCTGGTCTTCATTTGGGAGGACGGGCAGGTACACCACGTGGGTGTTATGGAATGTTGACGCAACAACAGATTGTGAGGGAACGTGAGAAATTGCGTGAACTTACAGGTGTTGTTTTGACAGGTTCTGGATGTATGATTCCACGCACACAATACGATGTCAACATTTTCACCAATGAACCAATTCATGAGAAAAGTCCTTTGAATTATGTTCCACAAGATGCACAATTTGAGTATCATGGATCATGTATTGGACGAAGCACAACTCGCAATGAGGTGGAAAAGACTGTCATTTCTGATATCGTAACAAAAGTCACTGGAGTAGAAGATAAATGGGTTCCTCCAAAATTGAACCCTGAATGGTTTGGTTGGCAAAAATGCCTTGAAAATTTGGCAACACCAGGCAAATCATTCCCTGTACATTTGGTGCAGAGAGCTGTTGAGGATTATGTCAAGCCTTTGAAACAATTGGTGCTTGATACACCATACTGGCAACAAACTCGTCCGCTTACCATGAAAGAAACATTGAATGGTGTGGATGGTGTGAAATTTATTGACTCAATGAATTTTTCAACAGCTGTTGGATATCCTCTTACAGGTGCGAAAAACAATTACTTGGAAGGAGAAATTGGGGATAAAGTTTTCTCTGACGAAATTATGCAAGTGATTGAAGAAAATAGAGCAAAGTATTTGCGTGGAGAACGCTGTCATACTATTGCAAAAGCATCTAAGAAGATGGAGGTGTTGGATAAGGAGAAATGCCGTATATTTTATGGTAATCCTGTTGCTTTAGTCGTGTTACTGAGACAGTACTTTTTGCCAGTAGCTCGGTTTTTGCAAATGAATCCACTATTATCTGAATGTGCAGTTGGCATTAATTGTCATGGACCAGAGTGGGAACAGTTGCATCAACATGTAACTAAATTTGGTAAAACAAAAATTGTTGCTGGTGATTATTCCAAATACGATCAAAAATTACCCACTCAAACACTTATCTCGGCTCTAGGTTCTTACGTTGAGATTGCCAAGCTGATGAACTATTCTGCTGATGACATCCGTATTATGGAAGCCATGATTGGAGACATTGTCTTTAGTAATGTTGCTTTTAATGGTGATATGGTTAGTTTTATTAGTGGAGGTCACATTAGTGGCAATTCTTTAACTACTGTTGGAAATGGTAGCAGTGGTAGTATTCAGGTTCGAGTTTATTTTTATTCGATTCCCGAATATTGGAATCTAGATTTTAGAGATTTTGTTGCCTTCATGACATATGGTGACGACAATGAAGGTTCTGCATCTGATGAAGTTCCTAAATTCAACATCAAGGCTATATCTGAGTTTCTTGGAAAATATGGACAGAAATACACAATGCCAGACAAAAACTCAGAACTTGTTGAATATATGAATTTTGATGATGTGGAATTTTTAAAACGAAAAAGCCAATATATTCCTGAATTAAGGTTACATGTTGGTGCTTTGAATGAAGACAGTATTTTCAAGTCTTTACACAAAGTTGTGCGTACACGTAAATCACCAAATACGCGTGAAGAAGCAGCAGCAATTAATATTGATGGTGCATGCCGCGAATGGTTTAATCATGGACGTGACGTATATGAAAAGCGACGGGAACAAATGAAACAAGTCGCAGAGGAGGCTGGTCTTCGTGCTTATTGCACTGAATTAGACTTGACTTTCGATGATCGTGTTAAGGAATGGCACGCTAAATACAATCCAGCCCAGGGGGACCTGGGTGCTACGGCATAGCAACATCCCTTCATGTATATGGATTACCGTAACAGTTTCAAATGTACATAAGTGTAACTTTATAGGCTTTGCATGATGTAAGCACAACTCTTTGAGTTACCCCTATTTAGGGGAGGATTTCGTGCGTCCAACAAATGTACAATGCATGTTCAATTTAATTCACTTGGATATTGTATAAATAAATAGAATTACTGACACAACACAACAAAATATTACTGTAACAACACAACCAAATCAAACGACACAGCAGATTACAACATTTGCTGATCAGACACCTTCGTATACTTACGAAGTACCTAGTGACGTCGATCAGACGTTCCGAATCGTTGATAATAGGGATGCAGACTTGAACAATTTCTTTTCACGTCCAATCAAAATCGCAACTTATGATTGGGCTGTTGGAGGGAATTTGTTTGCTAGTTTTGACCCTTGGACATTTTATTTTGAGAACTTGCGAATTATCAATAGGATTTCTAACTACAACCTGATGAGAGCTAAAATGCACATCAAAGTGCTAATCAATGGAAATGGTTTTCACTATGGTAGAGCTATGTTATCCTACAAGCCATTACACACGCTTGATGATTTTTCTGCAGACCGTTCTGCATTTTCTAATGATTTAGTGACATCTTCTCAACGACCCAAAATTATTCTTGATCCTACTACTTCTGCGGGAGGTGAAATGATTTTACCTTTTGTTTGGTATGAGAACTACTTGAGTATACCAAATCAGGAGTGGAGAAATATGGGTGAATTATATTTGAGAAGTTTTACTTCACTGAAACATGCTAATGGAGCAGATGACAATGTCACAATTTCTGTCTTTGCTTGGGCAGAAGATGTAGAACTTCTTGTACCCACATCGTCCGAACCTGGGAGCCTTGCTCCTCAGATGGGTAAAGAAAATGACGAATATGGTAAGGGCCCTGTATCGCGACCAGCTTCAATAGTTGCTCGTGCTGCAGGTGCTCTGCGTAGTGCTCCGGTAATTGGTCCATATTGTAGAGCAACTGAATTAGCTGCAAGCGCAGTTAATGCAATTGCTACTACTTTTGGTTATTCTCGACCTAACAATATATCGGACATTAGCTATTATCGTCCCACTGGTCTTGGAAACATGGCCAACACAAATGTTACTGATACCGCGCAAAAACTCACTGTTGATGCAAAATGTGAGTTGACTATTGATCCACGTACTGTTGGTTTATCTGGAACTGATGAATTAACTTTGAAATCAATTGCAACACGTGAATCTTATTTAACTCAATTTCCTTGGCCTACAGCAGCAGCACAGGAGACAGCGCTTTTTGAAATTCAGGTAACACCAGCGTTATGGAATGCTACTGTCACGTCGACAGAAACAGAAATGTTTTTGCCAGCGTGTGGTTTTGCAGCATTACCATTTCGCAATTGGATTGGATCTATGAAGTTTCGTTTTCAAGTTGTAGCGTCTAATTACCATAAAGGACGTTTCAAGATTGTTTATGACCCACATGGATTTAGTTCAAACGAGTATGTCACCAACTATACTTATATTGTTGATCTAGCTGAAGAAAAAGATGTTACCATGAGTATTGGATGGGGTTCTGAAGAGCCTTATTGTATTTGTGGTTTTCCCGGTAACGGGGCAAATGGTGCAACACCTTTGTCATTGCCTTTTAGCAATAACCCTAGTGTTAATGTGCCAGGGCCTACAGCTAATGGATTAATAAGAGTATATGTTGTCAATGAACTTGTGACACCAAACTCGATCGTTAACAATGATGTTTTAGTTAACGTCTGGGTATCTGCTGGAGATGATATGGAATTTCGCAATCCAACAGAAAACCTAGAAAATTATAGCTGGAAACGACAGCCAGATGTTGCACAATTCACCGCTCAAATGGGAGAAGAAGTGCAGGCTGATGTTGAAGATACATCTGAACCCAGCAAACCTGTGGCACAGACACCTGACATTCAAGTGCTACAAAAACAAGCAGTGGCGAACCCATATTCTCACGTATTCTTTGGTGAGGAAATTGTTTCTTTTCGTCAAATGCTCAAAAGGTATTGTTTACACTGTCGCCATTCACTCACTGAACATGGTGGTGATATTGGCTTGTGGACACTAACTCAATCAATCTTTCCTTTTTACAGAGGTTGGGTGAGTGGTGGTATTTATAATACAACAACACCTGTTGCCAGCAATTATAGTTTTGGCAAAATGACCCTAATTAATTATATCACACCAGCATTTGTTTGTTGGCGTGGTGGCTTGAAATGGAAAATCAATCAAGTCGCTAGCGACTATGTTTGGCGTAATAAATTAGAGGTTGCGAGGAAGGCAAATATTGGCACATTTCTTAGCCAATTTCAAACATGGATTGTCAGTTCAAATTTTGCTTCTGACCGTTTTCTTAACACGTCTTCCCTTTCTTCTGTGCCTGGTATGGCAGCTTCACCAGCACAGACAGCACCTAGCATAGAGGTTGAAACACCACTTTATGCTAATGTACGTTTTATCCCTGCGAAGAAGATTAACTACACAACACAAGCTGCATTCAATCCTGTATTCAGTGCTCAAACTGAAGTGTATCCTGGCACAGCCACGGAACCTATCACGTTTGATTGCTATGTTGCAGGAGCAGAAGACTTTTCTTTGTATTTTTATACTGGACCACCACGAATCTATTACCAAGTGGCGGTACCTACTGCATAAATGTATATATTAGAATTAACTCCGCTGGAGCCGCGGAGGGGGCATGACATGTCCTCGAGCAAGCTTTCTTTTACAAGTACGTCTAACTTTTTTAAGTGACATACTGTAGCAAGTTTGCTCGGTATGTCATGGAATTTTTATTAGGCGCTTCAAGTTTAAGAGTAGCTCGCCCGGAATGTATTATTACAATCAGG